TGTTGAAAGAGTAAGGAGACATATGTAATGGGATGGTGGAGCAAACTCGTAAGAGATAAAAAGAAAGCTGAAGAAACTGAGGTTGAAAAGACTACAGAAGAACTTCGCCGAGAAGCACTAGAAGCAGAAAAAGAAGCGGCTACTAAAGCAAAACAACCTTGGGTAGCTGTACTAGACACGCAAGTAAATCCTGATAACATTCGAAACGGGTTCTTTGAACTTGATTGGAACAATGAGTTTATTGAAAGATTGTTAGATGCTGGATACAAAGGTGAAACTAACGAACAAATCGTAGATTCATGGTTTAGAACTATTGTAGTACAAATGCTCGAAGAAGATGGGCAAAGTACGGATAGAGATATGGGTTATATTAATGTTGTTCCTATTGATAAAGGACGTAGTGAGGTATCTTAATGCGTGACGATTTAATGGTGCAACAGCAAGTGTCTACAGTTTGGCAACATATGGTTGGTGTTATCTGCTTAAATCAAACTAATCGAAAGCAAGTTAAGCGTGTTCTTCCAGCTCTTTTTGTACTCTGTCCTACACCTATACAACTACTTAATACAACTCCAGAAGCAATTAAACGTGTTATACAGCCATTAGGAATGGTTAATGTACGTGAAAAGCGTTTACGTAAAATGAGCGAAGACTTCTTGACATGGGACGGAAATGATGCTACTATGTTATATGGAATTGGAAAATACGGCAGTGACAGTTATCGATTGTTTTACAAGAATGAGATACCTGAAGATGTTGGAGACCATGAATTGAAACGTTATATAGACGAGGAACTAAATGGCAACTTATGTACTAGTTGATACTGCAAATACTTTCTTTAGAGCACGACACGTTGTACGTGGTGACTTAGATACTAAAGTTGGTATGGCACTACACATTACACTTAATAGTGTTAAAAAGGCTTGGAATGACTTTGATGCAGATCATGTTGTGTTCTGTTTGGAAGGACGTAGCTGGCGTAAAGATTACTACGAGCCTTACAAGCGTAACCGTCAAGAAACACGTGATGCAATGACCCCTGCACAACAAGAAGAAGATCAGTTGTTTTGGGAGATCTTTGACGAGTTTAAAGACTTTATAGGCACAAAGACTAACTGTACAATGATGCGTCATCCGCAACTAGAAGCAGATGATTTGATTGCAGGCTGGATACAGAATCATCCTAACGATAATCATGTTATTATTTCAACTGACGGTGACTTTGCACAACTAATTGCACCTAATGTAAAACAGTACAACGGTGTTAGCAATACAACTATTACACACGAAGGTTACTTTGACGACAAAGGCAAGCCTGTGATTGATAAGAAAACAGGAGAGCCTAAGCCTGCACCCGATCCTGCATTTATGTTGTTTGAAAAATGTATGCGTGGCGACACTAGCGATAACGTTTTTAGTGCATATCCGGGTGTACGCAAGAAAGGTACAAAGAATAAAGTTGGCCTTATTGAAGCCTTTGCAGACAAAGATACAAAAGGTTACAACTGGAATAACATGATGTTACAGCGTTGGGTAGATCATAATGGAGATGAACATCGTGTACTAGATGATTACAATCGTAATGTTACATTATGTGACTTATCTGCACAGCCTGCAGATATACGAGAGATAATTAATAGTACGGTCAAAGAGGTTGAACCTAAACAAATCACACAAGTTGGTATGAGATTAATGAAGTTCTGTGCAAAGTGGGACATGCAACGAATTGCTGATCAGGCCGCTAGTTATTCTGAACCGTTACAAGCAAAATATCCTTTAGGAGCATAACATGAGTAAATTTAACGCAAAAGAAATACTTAAAGATAAATTTTGGATTTTACAACAAAATGGCGAAAATATGGGCACAATAAGCATTGCCGACGATTCTTATATGCTTAGTGATTCTTCAGGTACAAGAATGTTTAATTCAGAAAAACAATTAAAGAAGAAATTAGGAAATGACTTATCTTGGCAGAAGTTAGATATTAAAGAGACTTTTGTAAAAGAAGTACATGGATTCCCAACAAGTTCTATGCCGTACAACCCAATGTATGATGTTAGACGAAAATTACCATTGTTTACAAAGAGTACAAAGTCAAAGAGTCTGTATGCGGCAGGATATTATACAATACGATTTGAAAAAGGTTGGGTGAAAAGTTTTTGTCCAAAACTACTTACACTAGAACGTTACGAATACAGAGGTCCTTTCAAAACAGATATTGAAATGAGAACGGAGTTAAGTCGTGTCAGCAAGTGAGCCGTTAAATACAATTCCTGTACAACAATTCATTCAACAAGTTAAAAGTGCCGATGCTAGTAATGCAAAGGAAGTTAAACTTCCTTTAGATACGGCGAAACGTCTTGCTTTTACATTAGGAGAAGTAATGACAAGATTGAATGGTAATCTTGAAGAATTACTTATTTCTAAAAGTAAAACCGAAGACGAAGTGCTAGAAGTGCGTTTAGATGGCGGTTCTGGCTGGAAGTAAACTACGTAGATAACTTCAAAAAGAGATAAATATATGCGTATATAATTAAGGACGATACGCATATGAGCAGACCAAAACCAGACGTGATAATCGAACACGTCGATAAAAAGACTTATAAAAGTGAGCAAATATTAAAAGCAGAAGCCATTTGGGCTGTGTTTTATAATGATGCTCCTTTTAATCTAAAGTCAGCAAATATGCTAACTAACTATCCGGGGCCTAAGTATAAAAAGGTTAGTTTTAGCAATCCGGGGCATGCTGTCAATTTAGCAAAAAAACTTAATGACTTATTTAATTGTCAAGACTTCTCGGTTGTAAAACTTACCCAGGGAGAGAAGGTTTCACTTGACTAATGAACTGGAAAGAAGTTTATACAAAGGTTTTTTTAAAACAAGCCAACAAAGCAATATCAGAAGCAAGTTTAAAAGAATATCTTCCCCAATGGTGGCAAAACACTAGGACTAAAGATTCTGGTGGATTGCGGTTAACAGACGAAGGCTTGCGATTCATAACTGAAGAAATAAATTTAACAACCTATGATGTACCTTATCCCAAAGATTTTGAACTTACAACTCAAACAATTATTTTCCTTGATAAATTTATAACATGTCCTTATTATATGGGGAGAAGAAGTATTACTGTAACAGATGAAAAGAAGGCAATTGAACTACATCTTTTCTCGGGAGATATTCGCAAATACGGGTTAACAAAGGCAATGAAACGCCAAGAAAAAAGTTAAATTTTCGGTAAAAAAGTACTTGACATTTAGCGTGTAGAGTGTATACTATATATATAGTTAGAAATTAAGCACTGATTCACAAGAGGGAATACACTATGGAAACTGTAACACGCACTGTAACGCCTAATAGCGCAAAGGCATCAATCAAACATGCGCTAACAAAGAAACGCCCAATCTTTCTTTGGGGACCTCCAGGTATTGGTAAGTCTGATATTGTAGCTCAGGTTACAGATAGTCTGCCAAATTCACATTTGATCGACGTTCGTCTTTCGCTGTGGGATCCTACAGACATTAAAGGTATTCCGTATTATGCGGCAAATGATAATGTAATGGCATGGGCACCTCCTGCAGAACTTCCAGACGAAGAGTTTGCTAAACAATACGACAATATTGTTTTATTCTTTGACGAAATGAATTCTGCGGCTCCGGCAGTACAAGCGGCGGCTTATCAACTTATTCTTAATCGTCGTGTAGGACAATACAAACTACCAGACAATGTAGTTATTGTTGCGGCAGGTAACCGCGAAGCAGATAAAGGTGTTACTTACAGAATGCCTGCTCCGTTAAGTAACCGTTTTATTCACTTAGAACTTGCAGTATCATTTGATGACTGGTTCCAGTGGGCAGTTGATAATGATCAACACAAAGATGTTGTTGGTTATATCACATTTAGTAAAAAAGATTTATACGATTTCGATCCTAAATCACCTTCACGTTCTTTTGCAACACCTCGTTCATGGTCGTTTGTATCAGAACTACTAGAAGATGACTTAGACGAAAACACTACTACTGATTTGGTAAGTGGTGCAGTTGGCGAAGGTCTTGCAGTAAAATTTATGGCACACCGTAAAAGTGCGGCAAATATGCCTAACCCAACAGACATCCTAGATGGTAAAGTAAAAGAGCTGAAGACTAAAGAAATCAGTGCTATGTATTCCTTAACAGTCTCACTTTGTTACGAACTAAAGGATGCCGAAGAAAAAGGTGATAAGAAATTTGACGATAAAGTGAATAATTTCTTACGCTTTGCAATGGACAATTTCGAAACTGAACTTGTTGTAATGGGTATTAAACTTGCTATTACACAATATTCACTTCCAATTGATCCTGATGAAATTGAGTGCTTTGATGAATTCCATGAACGCTTTGGACATTACATCAAAGCCGCTCAAAACGCATAAAATGCGAGGGTTCGGACGTCCCTTCAAAACGTCCATTTTCTCTTGACAAACTATGTAAATATAGTTATAATATAGATGTAAACTTAAAAAATAGAGGGAAGCAATGGCAACTGCAAAAGATACCGCAAGTAAACTAAAAAATTGGGCACCTGATCCAAACATTACACCCGAACAATTAGAAGAAATGCGTGTTGAAGTATATGACCGCATTGTAGTTGCACGAGTAGGATTACTTCTTAGACATCCCTTTTTTGGTAATATGGCAACACGTCTACAAATTTTAGCGGCCGATGATTGGTTGCCTACTGCCGCAGTAGATGGTCGTAATTTATACTATAATACACAATTCTTTAATGCAATGAATAACAAAGAAATTGAATTTGTTATTGCACACGAAATTCTACATATGGTATTTGATCACTTAGAACGTAGAGGTGATCGTCATCCAGTACTTTTTAATATTGCCGCCGATTACAAAGTTAACAATACACTTGTACGTGATCGTATTGGCGAAAAACCTAGTATAGTTGATTGTTTTCAAGATTTTCAATATGAAGAATTTACTTCAGAAGAAATTTACGATAAACTGTTCGAAGAAGCAAAAGAGCGTGGTAAAGAACTAGAACAACTTCTTTCTGAGCTAGACAACGAAGGCGAAATGCTAGACGAACATTTAGACGCAGAAGGAACTGGCGAATCTCAAGAAGGCGAACAAGGTGAAGACTCTAAAGGTAATAAAGTAAGTAAAAAGCCTGCAAAATACTCTAAAGAAGAACTTAAGAAAATCAAAGACGAAATAAAAGAAAGTATGTTGAGTGCGGCACAAACTGCTGGCGCTGGTAATGTTCCTGCAGGTGTGCAACGTATTATTAAACAAATTACAGAACCTAAAATGAATTGGCGAGAAATTATCCGTCAAACTATTCAGAGTACTATTAAAGCAGACTTTACATTCAGCCGTCCATCACGTAAAGCATGGCACACTAATGCAATTCTACCAGGGCAAATGTTTGACGAGAGTATTGATATTGCCCTAGGTATTGATATGAGCGGTTCAATAGGTAATGTACAAGCCGCTGACTTCTTAGGCGAAGTTAAAGGCATCATGGATCAATTCAAAGACTATAAAATTAAAATATGGTGTTTTGACACAGAAGT